TATTTAGTGGTCCTAAGAAAAAGAATTATGTTTTAGTAAATCCTAAATCAGGTAATAACATATTTCCAATGACTACATCAACCACAGGTATGTTTACACAAACAGGATATTATCCTAGTAATACTGGCGATCAACAAGATGCTTCAAAGCAAGCAGCGCCTAATGTAGATCAATTCAAGCAACCATCTATAGATAAATCCAAAAGTAATACAAAAAAAACATATACATCTGTAAAAAATGATAGACAACCCGCTAGACAAACAACTAGACAACCCAGTGATCAAACTAAGGTTTAATTAATTTAACATTTTTATAATCAAATTCCTCATTATTATTAATTTTATTATAAATTTCATAGGCAATATCTTCGGAATTAACAATATATGTATTACTTAATGGTGTAGTTAAATTAAATATTGATCTTATAAATGTATTACTTAATTTATTTTTTACTATGATAATACTTTCACGAAGATTGTTATATTTATCCGGATTTATCTTTCTAAACCTTTTAATTTTCTTGATAAAATTAGCCAATAATAATCCATGACAAATATCCCCTATTTTAGCATTTAAATTTGATAAATTAAATATAAATGTAAATGGAGTGTTGTATTCATATAATTTAAGCCACTCATTTACTAAAATAGTAGAATCTGATACATTACATAGATTAATTATAACTTTTGGAAAATTATTTAAATCAACTAATTGACTATTATTTATTTCATACATATAATAAAAATTATACTTTTTTATTATATTATTAACTAATGTTTTGTACCCCCATGATACACATATCCATGACCCTCCTTAATCATGATATCATTTATTAAAGAATTGTTGTTAGTATATATTTTTACCAGTAATCTACCATATTTATCAAATTCCATGCATTCTGTTCTTACAATATCCTTAGTTAATTCAATCAATCGTTCCTTAGCTTTTACCGCTTTTTCTTTTATTTCATCTCTATTTTCGATATTTAATCTAGGTTTCATTTCAGGTGAATCATAGCCATAACAACGACACTTAAATTTTCTATATTTACCTTCCCATTTAAAAACTATAGTACATGTATCGCCATCGTAAACATCTACAATTCTTGATTGTGTGGAATAACCATTTAAACTAAAAATGGAAATATCATCAGAATTAATATTATTTAATTTATTCATATCATAATTATATTTAACAACCGCACATCCTAGTACACCTCCCATTAATATATATTAAATTATATTCTTATATAATTACCATAATATCAATTATATAATTATTTATCAAACACATATCAGATTAATTAATAATCGTCATTCCGGTTTAAATAATTAATTATCTTAGTTTCAAATGATAACGGGTTTTCTCGTGGACCAAATCTATCAACTGGAATACCATCAACACATAAAAATTTTGTGAAATTCCAAGTTATATTTTTCCCAATAAATCCAGCTTTATTTTTTTTTAAAAAACTATAAACAGGATCTTCATCTTTACCGTTGACATCTATTTTTCCAAAAACAGGAAAGGTTACATTTTTATTTGAAATAAATTTTTGTATTTCTTCGTTTGATTTAGGTTCTTGATTCCCAAATTGATTTGAAGGAAATCCTATAACCATAAATCCGTCCGATTTGTATTTATTATATAAGTATTGTAATTCCTCATAATTTTTATTTGTTAGTCCTCAGTAACTAGCAACATTTACAACTAATATTACCTTTGAATTACTATATTTAGATAAGGGGACTATATTATTTTTGTAATCTTTGACTGAGAAATCATACAAATTTTGTTTTGAATTTGTTAGTATTTTAGATTGAACATTTCCAAATCTCATATTTAAATAATATAAAAAATCTATATTTATATTATTTATTTAATCTATCTATTATTATATAAATGAGTTATAAAGAACCGGCATACAATATAATTGAAAGTGATCCAGAAACCGTAAAAATATATATGAAATTAATTCCAAAGCATCAACTACAAGGTAAGACAGAAAAAGAAAAATTTGAATTAGGTCAAAAAAAAATGATGGAATATAGAATTGGTCGTCCTAATTATGGCGGAAAAAGAAAAACAAGAAAAAGACAAAAAGGGAAAGGTATTGGAAATAGTAAACCTATAAAACCAACTACAACTCCGACAAAAACGCGCAAAAGTGTTCAATTTTCACCTAGTACAAAATCACCATCAAGTCCAAAACAAAATAAAACAAAAAATATGTTTATATCAAAAAATAAAAAAAAGTCAAAAGCTGTTGTTCAATATGAAAATAGGCAACGCGAGCAAGATTTAGTGGATATGATGTTAGGAAAAATACCATTAGAAGGAGGAAAGAAAAGAAGATGGTCACAAAAATATAAAAAAAGCATTAATTGTAAAAAACCCAAAGGTTTCTCTCAAAAACAATATTGTAAAGGAATGAAAAAGAAAAATACAATAAAAAAATTGATTTAAAATATTAAGTATTTTTTTAATCAATAATAAAGATGAACTCTTTGATAAAGAACTTGATTAACCAACGATTGAAGGGCAATTTGTCGGGCATGAGTAATCATGCCGCATACTTGTTCCCGGCAGGGCAACAAAAGTCGTGCTTTTTATGGAAATCAAAATTACGGCGAAAACCACTATAGTACATATACCACAAATGATTCAGTTCATGCCGAAATTCATGCGTGTAATAAAGTAGCATGGAAACATAGAGATAAAAGCAAAAAAAAAAATAAAAAGGCATATAATCTTGTTGTTATTCGTACATCTAAATCTGGTTCTAATCTTGGTATGTCAAGACTATGTGAAAGATGTGTTATTGGTGTAAATAATCTTCCAAATATTAGTGGAATAAAAATAAAAAAAATATTTTATACTGATGAATCAGGTGAAATTGTAAAAACTTCCCTTCCTAAAATGATGAAAATGGATGATCATCATATGTCATCCTTTTCTAGAAATCATGGATACAAATCTACTTTACAATGCGCTTGTAGACATCATTAATTATTTCATCATTTTTTTTTATAATAGTATTTTATAATGAACAAATTCTCTTCTTTATTAAATACTAATGCTGATTTAGAAAATATACTAGGTGTTTTTTTACTTATCTTAGCAGTAAGTGGAAATTTTATTGCCGAAACATTAAGCTGTAAAACACGCTCTCTTTTATCTTCAAATATGTATGCTAAAAATTTAACAATATTGTTAATTATTTATTTTTCATTAGGTTTGGTTAGTAATAAAAAAGTAATTCCCACAGAACATTATAAAAATACTTTTATAATTTGGATTTTATTTCTTATATTTAATAAAATGAATATTCATTTTACAATATTTACTTTTATGTTATTATTTTTAATGTTAATTTGTAAAAATTGGATTGATTATTATAACGCAAATGATAAAGAAAAGAACAAAGAAAATATTATTAAATTACATAATATTAGTAAGTATTTAATGCTAATTACCAGTATAAGTATTATTATTGGATTTTCATTATATTATAAAAAACAATATTCTGACCACCATAAAAATTTCAACTTTATTACTTTCTTATTTGGAAAAGTTTCATGTAATTCTGCGTAAAATATTATAATAAAAATATGTATTTTTTATATTTATATATATTATAATGTTTAATTTAGAAGCTCTTAAAAAAGGTACATATTATCAGTTTAAACTTACTGACGGAACACTAAGATATGGTACATTTATTGAAGAAGGTCTTAGAACACAACCTCGTTATGCTAATACATATGCTGCTAGGAGAATTGTTATTGAAAAGAACGGATCAAGAGATATCTTATTAGATACTAATGTAGAAAGTGTGGTACCAAACTTTCAACATAATGGTGGTTATTTAAAAAGAAAACAGATAAATGGACGCAAAAAATCAAGACGCAGTAAAAAATCAACACGCGGTAAAAAATCAACACGCAGTAAAAAATCAACACGCGGTAAAAAAACAAGACGCAGTAAAAGATAAAATAAGGAGTTATAATAATACATAAAGAGATTATCACTTATAAATATAATTATGAAAATCGAAGAAGATATTAAGCTTGATTATGGTGATGTATTGATTAGACCAAAACGAACAACCTTAACATCTAGATCTGATGTTAACTTAGAAAGAACTATTAAATTTCCTTTAAGCAAACAAACATGGACTGGTATTCCTATTATTGCAGCAAATATGGATACAATTGGAACATATAGTGTATATAAAGTTTTATCAAAATTTAAAATTATTACAGCGTTTCATAAATTTTATGATGTAGAAAATTATAAAAATATGAAAAAGGAAGGATTAAACCCCGATTATTTTATGGTTTCAACTGGTATATCTGATCATAATTTTGAAAAATTAAAAAATATTATTGAAGCTATTGATGTAAAATTTATTTGTATTGATATTGCCAATGGTTATATGGAAAAATTAGTTGCTTTTTGTAAAAAAGTTAGAGAACATTTTCCTGATAAAATTATTGTTGCAGGTAATGTAGTTACAAGAGAAATAACAGAAGAACTTATATTACAAGGTAGAGTTGACATTGTTAAAGTTGGAATTGGTCCAGGAAGTGCTTGTCTAACAAGAACACAAACTGGTATCGGAATGCCTCAACTATCCGCTATTAATGAATGTGCTGATGCTGCACATGGAGTAAATGGATACATAATTGGTGATGGTGGAATTACATGTCCAGGAGATGTATCAAAAGGACTAGGAGCTGGAGCTGATTTTATTATGATTGGTGGTAGATTTTCTGGTCATGATGAAAATCCAGGAGACATTGTAGAAGAAAATGGAAATAAATATAAATTTTTTTATGGAATGAGTAGTGAAACAGCTATGAATAAACATTTTGGTAAGATGGAAAATTATAGATCTTCTGAAGGTCGAACAGTTAAAATTAAATATAAAGGTCCTCTAGAAAACACCGTAAATGATTATCTTGGTGGTATTAGAAGCACTTGTACATACATCAATGCTGGAGAAATAAAAAATATCCCCAAATGTTGCACATTTGTTAGAGTGAATCGTCAACTTAATACCATTTATTCTTAATTAACGATCATTAATCGAATCTTCTTTTTTAATTTTGCCTCATTCATAAACATATACAGTTTAAAATAAGAACTAGAATAATCTTCTTTATCATCTCTTAATGTTATTCTTGAAGTCATTTTCAATTTGGGTAAATATACTATGTATTGATATAATCCATCATTTCTTTTTAATTTATCAAATAAAAACCCCTCATAGTTTTGTTCTAGTACTTCTTCATTTGTTGTATAATAATGAAGAAGATTACAATCACATTGTATTTTTCTAATAGCTCTCATTGTAACATTTATATAAGACAGTTTGGCAATCCATTTATCATAAAATTCATATGCCGAATTTGATAATTGAATCATATCTAAATTTTTTTGAAACCGAATCATATTTAACAAATCAACCAATCTTCTTATAGGTGAAGTCATATGAATATAATTATCCATGTTTAAAATTTCATGTTTCATTTCATCTGAATGTAAGATATATTGTCCGCTTGAACTATTCCATACTTTTAGAAATTTCACAACATCATCTGGTAGATGTGTAGGTAAAGAGGATTTTTTTGTTAAAATAACAGATCTATAAATACCATTTTTATCTTTAATCATTTCTTTTGAACAATAACAATTCATTAATACCATAAAATATGCTACAACATCATAACTAGTGCAACAATATTGTATATATTTATATTTTTTACTTAATTTTATTACATTTTCTTTCAATAACTTATAATCATTATCATTTAATAATTTTGATTCTTCATAAACAAAATTTTTATTTACTTTTATTAATGTATTTTTATATGATACATCAACTATCTCATCATCATTTATTATAAAATCTACACAAAAC